GGGAATATGTTAATGCTCATGGGTTAATTTTGGGTGCTTTGGGAATGGGGACTAGGTAATGGCTAAAGACGAACGCAATATTTTTGAAGATTCTCAAGGTAGAAAATTTTATGATTTTAATGGCAGACGAATACCTGTTAATTCTGATGCGGGCAAAAGATACGACGATCTTTACAAAGATCTTGTAAATGATATTGAAGCTGAAAAACAAAAATTAGAAGGCATTAATCTTATTCGAGATTTACTTTCAGGAGCAATTGATCCAATCGGATATGTAATTAAATCAGGATCAGATTTTTATAGAGATGCTCTTAGGTTAGAAGATGAACCTTTTAAAAGAAGCGCTTTTTTAACTGGTATAAAATACGGAATTGACTTAAACGTTGATGATTTGTTGGATTACAACAGGGAAATGCGTGACGCTGACAATCCGTTATTTCCAGCTATACAACAAATAGAAGATGAAGCTAAACAAGAAGTATCAGAGTTAGAGTCTTTACAAATTGATTTTAATAACAGTGATGAAAATACTTTTAATCTTGTAAATCAAATTGAACCTGGTTCTACTGTAAAAGAAATGGTTACTAAATCTGGTGTGCCAATAGTGCAAGAAGATAGACCAGTTGTTAATCCGTCTGGTATGCAAACGGCTCCACCTGCTTCGGCTCCAGACACAAGCCCTGTTATTCAAAGAGGCGGTGGTTCTAGTGGAATGGCAACTGCTAGTTTAGCGGCTGATCCAGCAGATGACCCTATCTTTGGTAATTTCGGAGCGCAAGCTGACACGGTTACTGGGCAACAACAAACTGAAGAAATTGAAGAACCGGAACAAGACCCACCTAGAGGGACTGGTCCTGGTTCTAGCTTAATGCAACAACGAGCTGCCGATAGAAGCGAAATACAAACACTACTAGCAGAACAATTCGGAGGGTCAGCGTTCTTCTTTGAAGCAAACCAAGACGGTTTACGAATAGGCTTAACCGCTGACGGAGCGCCAGTAGCAGTAGACGACCCAGAAGCAGTATCAGAAATATCCATAATGGACTACATCGTTAACAACGGCATAACCGACCAATCCAGGGTGTTAACAATATTGCAAAAAACAGAATGGTGGCAAGGCACAGACAACGCCATGCGAGCATTCGACGTAACCTGGTCACAACTAAGCGAACCAGGAAGAATAGAATACCTTGAACCAGTCATGGATGTGCTAGACCAAGAAGCACAATTTCTAGGATTTGAGTTAAGCGATGACCGCAAATACATACTTGCTAAAGACATAGCACGCATGGGCGAATCGCAAGACAGCGACTACATACGAACAAAACTACTCGACGAACTTGAATACAGTTCAATGTCGAATGACATATCAGGCTTTGGAGCTGCCAGGGATGCGTTGCAAAGACTTGCATACAAGTATTTCACACCGTTATCTGATGAAGCTGCTAACGATTGGGCAGAGTTAATTTACACTGGTGAAGCTACAGAAATAGAATACGAACAATTTTTGAAAGCATCAGCCGTGTCTCATTTCCCTACGCTTGACAAAGTAATTAACGAAATGGGAATAACACCTGACCAATACTTCCAGCCGTATAAACAAAAAATTGAAAGCATGTTGGGCAGGCAAGTCGATATGCTTGACGAGTTCTCTGACGTTATTGAGTACATTCCGGCTGGCAGTTCAACTTCTCGACCTATGACTCTTTCTGAGGTTAGCAAGTTTGTTCGTGCGCTTCCTGAGTGGCAACAAACTGACGCTGCTAAAGACCAGGCTAAGGCGTTGTCGTATGCTATTGGTAGAACGTTCGGGGAGGTAGCGTAATGGCTGTAGAGAACACAGTAGTTACTGATGAAGCTGTGACAGCAGCTCAAACAGAGCAAGATAATCGTTCTTCGATTCAGATAATAACTGATAAGTTAGCTGAGTATGGTTTAGAGTCGTTAGGTCCGAAAGCGTTTCAAATGTTGTTAGATGGCACGCCTGCTGATTCTGTATTGTTTGATTTGCGCGAAACGGAAGAATACAAAGAACGTTTTAAAGGCATAGCGATGCGTAGAGCAAACGGTTACACGCCTATGAACGAATTTGATTACATTAAATATGAACGAAGGGTGCAACAATTATTTTTAGAAGCTGGCATACCTAGCTCGTTTATGGAAAGTGACGACATAGCAGAATTTATAGGCAACGATGTTTCCCCTAACGAATTAGGCAACCGTGTCGCTATGGCAGCATCAGCAGTAGCTAACGTAAACCCTGAATTAAAGAACCAGCTTCGAGAATTGTACGGTGTTGGCGTAGCTGACGAAGGTGAACTAATCGGATATTTCTTAGACCCTGAAAGAGCTGTTAACGCTATTGAACAACGGTTACAATTAGAATCTGCTGGTTTGTCAGCAGCAAGTGTCCAGGCTACAGGTCAAGGGCTTAACGCTAACGTCGCTCGACAGTTAGCAGGACAGAACGTGCAACAACGAGAAGTGACAGCTAGGTTAGCTCCGCAAGCTGGGCTGACACAGGCAACGTTTGGTGACCAGGGTGTAGCTAGCTCTGAATTAGCAGCAGCAGAGTTCGGATTAGACTCTGAATCTACTGCTCAAATACGCAGGTTACGGCAACGTAGGCAAGCAGCAGCAACGCAAAGAGTTGGTGGTTTGATGACCAACATGGGAGCGTCTGCTCTAGGATCAGCACAAAATCAATAGCCTATAGACGAAAACCTTAAATTTGCCTATATTTAGTTATGTGATCTGCCCCATTACGAGGGTGAGCCGTTCACACTAAATTAAACTCCGTTGGCATTCCACCGTTGTCAGCGTGTATGAGAAGGTGAGTGACATAATGGAAAATGAGTTTACTGAAACGGAAGAAGTTTCTAGTACCGAATCCAAACCTAATTGGCGTAGAGAACTCGAAGCGAAAGCTAAGAGGGCTGATGAGCTTGAAGCCCAAGTTCAACAGATGCAACGCAAAGAAGTGTTCCGTGATGCAGGCTTAGACCCATCTAATAAGATGACTGAGTATTTCATGAAAGGCTACGAAGGCGAGCTATCTGTCGAAGCGATAAAGGCTGAAGCGCAAAGCGCAGGTTTATCGAATGTGGTAAGCCAGGCGAATACGTCGATGGTAGAGCAACAGGCGCAGTTTGCACAGCAAGTTGAAGCGGAGCGTAGAATCGCTGAAGCAAGTGATGATGCTGGTCCTGTGGCAGATCCTCAATTCGAGAGTTTAATTAGACAAACTAAAAATGCTGATGAATTACGACAGTTGTGGGAAGCCAATGGCGGTACTTTTAACGCTATGACGTGAGGTAGGCTCCAAAATTTAATTGGAGAATAGCCTAATGGCAATAACACAAATGAGTTCGCTGAACTCCGCTGGTAATGCGGCGTTCGAGATGCTTGCTTACTTTGCGTTGCGATCACAACCTCTTTTTGAGATGGTTTGCGATGTAAAAACCACAAACCAATCGCACGCTGGAGCAAGCGTTAAGTTCACAAAGTACAGCGATTTATCACAAGCTACTTCAGCAATTTCTGAAACTTCTGACCTCACACCAGCAACAATGAGTGACGCACAAGTTACAGTAACACTTGCTGAGTACGGTAATACAGTACAAACCACCGCTAAAGCACGGGGAACCAGCTTCTTGAACATAGATGCTGATGCTGCGAACATTATCGGTTACAACATGGGTGACAGTCTTGATAAGATCGTTCACGATGTAGTAACTGAAGGCAGCAACGTATTATATGGTGGCGATGCTACAGCTACAGGAGAACTAGCAGCAGCCGATGTTATCACCGCTGATCTTCTTCGACAGTGTGTAGCTAACCTACGGTCTGCTTCTGCACCTGCATTTGACGGCAACGTTTACGTTGGATTTATCCACCCTGACGTTTCCTACGATCTGCGTAAAGCTACAGCCGTAACTGACGTTATTCAACATCAAATCCGCCAAGATGGAGGTGCTGTCCGAACAGGTAGCATCGGTACATTCGGTGGAATTGACTTCATTGAAACACCAAGAATCACGCTAACCGCTGACGCTGGTGCTTCCAATGTTGACGAATACAAAACAGTTGTTGTTGGAAGACAAGCTCTTGCGAAAGCACACAGCCGGGCAGCCGGTTTCGGTGCGGACCCAAGCATCGTGTTCGGTCCTGTAACCGACAGCTTGCGTCGATTCAACACAGTTGGTTGGTATCACCTTGTAGGATACGGAAGATTCCGTGAGGAATGTATCCGAAGGATTGAAACATCATCCTCAATAGGCGCTAACTGATAGCTCCTAATTAGATAGCAGGGTAGGCTGACTGTACTGGGAGGTTAGCCTACCCTCTATCTTTCTGCGTTTGATTAGATTATTATTAAACATCATGGAAGATGAACAAGTAGATGTAGTTATAGCTGCTGAGACAATAAAAGCCAGCGTTGTAACTGATGAGGAGAACGCTGATGGCTAGCGGACTTTATGGAATAACGTTTCTTAACGCTTTGAAGAACACTCTTGCGTTAGACCTGGACAGTGACACGATCAAAATTATGTTGGTTACGTCATCGTATACCCCTGACTTTGGGGCGCATGATTTTAAAAGCGATGTAACTAACGAGGTTTCTGGGTCAGGATATACTTCTGGTGGCAACACGTTAAGTAGTTTGTCTTTGACGCAGACAGGTGGCACAATCAAGTTTGATGCTGCCGACACATCATGGTCATCTGCAACCATCACGAACGCTAGGGGCGCTGTGATATATGATGATTCTTTAACTGATGATCCGCTTATTGCATACATTGATTTTGGTTCTGATTTCTCGTCGAGTAACGGAACGTTCACGATTACGTTTGCTGCTGGCGGTATTTTTACGATTGACTTAACTCCATAAGAGGTGAATGATGGCAACTAGATTTCCAGGTGCGTTAGACCGTGATCCTGAGGAGCTTCCTGATAATATAGCGGATTCTGATAATCTTAATTCGCCTAACCATGCGACTGTTCATAATAATGTGAATGGTGCTGTGTTGCAGATTGAGGAAAAGTTGGGTACTGGTGACACTACGCCTTCTTCTGGTGCTGTGTTGATTGGTACTGGTACTGGTACTTCTGCTTGGGATACGACTCCTACGTTTGTTGATGATGTGACAATTCCAGAAGGTGACTTGATTTTAGGTTCTACTGCGGTTACTTCGACTGCTGCTGAACTTAATTTGCTGGATGGTTCTACTGCTGGAACGGTGGTTGCGTCTAAGGCTGTTGTTGTTGACGCTAATAAGGATATTTCTAGTTTCAGGAACATTACTGCAACTGGTGATGTTACGATGCCTGAAGGCGATCTGATTTTGGGTTCTACTGCGGTTACTGCTACTGCTAACGAAATTAACGTTCTTGACGGAGTTACAGGTGGTACTGTTGCTGCGTCTAAAGGTGTTGTCGTTGACGCTAATAAAGATGTAACTGGCTTTAGGAATGTTACTGCAACTGGGGATGTTACGATTCCTGACGGTGATTTAATTTTGGGGTCTACGGCTGTTACGTCTACTGCTGCTGAGTTGAACATTCTTGATGGTTCTTTAGATTGGACTGCTTGGACACCAACGCTAACAAACATTACGTTAGGTAACGGCACAGTAAACGCACATTACGCTAGGCTTGGTGACGTAATTTTCTTTGAAATAGAGTTTTTATGTGGTAGCACAACATCGTTTAGTAGCACAAGTATGCAGTTTGAGATGCCAGTTGATTATGCTGGTGAGTT